CATACTTTATTTCAAAATGGTCCATATACTATAAGCACTAATAATCAAGCCACTATATCTTGGCGTATTTTTAATTTATCTTACCCAACGGTATATACTTTTACTAACAACACAGGATACGATGTAACAATAGAAGGAACTACTATTGCAAATGGTGCAAGTTCTGCTATTACTCCATCAGGGGATTTTAACATATCATATACAATTCTAGCTAATCCTAATGTTCCTTCGAGTGGCACAATAGACTTTGCTGATTTTTATGGAGGCAGAGGAACTTAATGCCTTTAACTAAATTACAATTTAGACCAGGAATTAATAGAGAAACTACTTCATATTCTAATGAGGGTGGTTGGTTCGATTGTGATAAGATACGATTTAATTTTGGTTTACCTCAGAAATTAGGTGGTTGGGCAAAATATAGTTCTAGCACCTATCTTGGAACAGCAAGACGATTACATAACTGGGTTGCATTAGATGGATCAAATTATTTAGGTGTTGGCACGCACTTGAAATACTACATTGAAGAAGGTGGTACATTTAATGATGTAACACCTATTCGTACTACAACTTCGGCAGGTGATGTAACTTTTTCCGCGACTAACGGATCAACAACTATAACTGTTACAGACACTTCGCATGGCGCACAGGAAAATGATTTTGTTACTTTTTCAGGAGCAGTTTCTCTTGGTGGTGTTATAACAGCATCTGTCTTAAATAAAGAGTATCAAATCGTTTCTGTACCTACTGCTAATACGTTTACAATAACTTCGTCTGTTGCAGCAAATTCTTCTGATTCAGGTAACGGTGGTGGTTCTGTTGTAGGAACATACCAGATAAATGTTGGCTTAGATACTCAAGTTGGTGGCACTGGTTGGGGTGCAGGAGCTTGGGGAGATGATGGTTGGGGAGAAGCATCAAGTGTGACTACATCTTCAGAACTTAGAACATGGTCACATGATAACTTTGGAGAAGACTTAATTATTAATCCGATTGATGGAGCAATATATTATTGGGATAGAACAAACAATCTTACTACAAGAGCCGTTTTATTAAATACTGTATCGGGAACAAAAACAAGTATTCCAACGATTGCTAAACAAATAATGGTATCAGATATCGATCGCCATGTGATCGCGTTTGGTTGTGATGCAATAAATTCAAGTAATACTGCAAACGATGGTAATGGTGTTCAAGACCCTTTATTAATACGGTTTTCTAATCAAGAAGACCCATTAGTTTGGTATCCTGAAGAAACGAATTCAGCTGGAGATTTAAGAATAGGTTCTGGGTCTAAATTTGTTCAAGCGGTAGAAACAAAAAGAGAAATACTTGTTTATACAGATACTTCTCTGCATTCTTTACGATTTATTGGTCCACCTTTTACTTTTGGTATACAACAATTAGCATCGAATATAACAATCGCTTCTTCTAAATCTGCAGTTGCTGTAGAAGATGTTGTTCTTTGGATGGGTAACGATAATTTTTATATTTATAGTGGACAAACACAACCAATACCTTGCACAGTTAGAGATAAAGTATTTTTAGATTTTGATTATGAACAAGAACAAAAAGTAGTAGGTGGTGTAAATTCTCAATGGGGCGAAGTATTTTGGTTTTATCCTTCTTTAGCTAATTCTTTAGCTAACGGAGGAACAGGAGAAAATGATAAGTACGTTGTATATAACTATATAGAAAAAGTTTGGTATTTTGGTTCACTTAGTAGAACTGCATGGCTTGATCGTGGATTACGGACTTATCCGCTTGCAGCAAGTGCAGGATATTTATATAATCACGAGTTCGGTGAAGATGATGATGGTTCTGCAATGACTTCTTTTATCGAATCAAGTCAAATGGATTTAGCCGATGGTGAAAAGTTTAGTTTAATAAAACGTGTTATTCCTGATTTTACTTTTAATGGATCAAGTTCAGATGCACCAAATGTAAGTTTAACTTTAAAAGCTAGAAATTTTCCTGGAGGAAACTATTTACAAACAGAATCTAAGACAACAACTAGAACAGCAACAGCACCAGTTGAGCAGTTTACAAATTCTTTAAATATGCGATTACGAGGTAGATCGTTTGCTATGCGTGTTGATTCAACTGCTCTTGGTGTGCGTTGGAAAATAGGTTCACCTAGAGTAGATTTAAAAGAAGATGGGAAAAGATAATGGCTAATGTAGGTGATGTACCTCCAAAACTACCGATTGCACCTGAAGAATATAATCAAGCGTTCATGACTGATTTAATTAGAGCGTTAGAAGTTTTTATAAGTCAAGAGCGAAATCCTGGAGAAATGCGTGGTACAAAATTAACATTAACAAATTTACCTACTTCTGGCACTGGATTAGAAGTAGGTTCATTGTTTAATGATAGCGGAACTATAAAAATAAAGACTTAATGTTTGCGAAAAACAAATAAAAAAGGTATGTTTGGCTTAGAGGTATAAATGATGGATGCACCATATAAAAATATAGCTGACGGTTTAGCGTCATTAGGACGTTATGAAGATAACTATATTGTACATGCAGCTGAAGGTGAAACAGTTATTCCAGCAGAAGTTTTAGAAGCTAACCCAACATTAAAATCTAGCTTATTTAAACAAATGAAGGCAATGGGAATAGAAGATCCTAATCGATATGTTGTTGGTAATGAATTAAATTCTATTAATCCAGAAACTGGACAGCCTGAGTTCTTTTTTAAATCGATAGGTAAATTATTTAAAAAAGCTGCACCAATAATAGGTTCTGTTGTAGGTGCGCAGTTTGGTCCAATAGGTGCAGCTATCGGTGGCGGTTTAGGTTCATTAGCAGGAGGTGCTTCGCCAGAACAAGCTCTTATAAATGCTGGATTAAGTTTTGCTGGGGGTAAGTTTTTTGGTCCAATGTTAGATAGCTCTATTTCTGGTGCGCCAGTGGCAGGTGGTGTTGGTCCAACCGCTTTAAAAACTTTAGGATCAGTGTTGCCTGAGGGTATAGCAAGTGCGCTTCCTGCTAGTCTCTCTAATCTTGGTTTGGGGTCAGCAGCCGCATTAGCATTAGCTCCTGTTGTTGGTGGTGGTATAAGTTCTATGGCTCAACAACAAGAACCTGAAGAATTTACTTCTACACCTTCAGTTGTTAGTGAATATTATGCAGCATTAGCAAGAGGAGAAAATCCACCATTACCTCCAGAATTAACACCACCACCTGAATCTTCTTTATTTGCACAAGAAAAATATGAACCACCACCACAAGAAGAAAGACTTGCGAATATAGTAGTTGATCCTGTAACATTAAGACCAATGTTTAGACGAGCTTCTTATGGTGGTTATATCACTGGTCCAGGAGGTCCAAGGGATGATCAAATACCAACTTTACTTTCTAATACAGAATTTGTACAGACTGGTAAAGCGGTTGCTGGAGCAGACCCATCTGGTAAAAATGATCCAGATAAAGGTGCAAAAGTAATGATGGGTATTATGAAAGAGTTTGAACGTAGAGCAGATAAAAATGCGTCAGCTATGGCGTAGGAGTTTAATATGGCAGTACAAACAGTAGAACAAATCCAAAGACTTGCTCCATTCATGGAAGATTACGTTCGTAAGCTTTTAGAATCTACTTACCAGCAAGTACAAGATCCTGTTAGTGTACCAGACCAACAAGTTGCTGGTTTAACAGATGCTCAAAAACAAGCAGGAACATTAATAGATCAAGGTATAGGTGCGTATCAACCTTTAATTAATCAATCAGAAACTTTCTTAAAAGATGCTGGTGCGATGTTACAAGACCCAGATGCTTATAAAGAATATATGAATCCTTATGAGCGTGATGTTATTGACGTAGTAGGGGAAGATATTGCACGTCAAACAGCTATCGAAAGAGGTATTTTAGGCGGTAACGCTGCAACTATGGGTGCGCTTGGTGGTTCTAGACAAGGAGTTGCACAAGCAGGAATAGGAGCTGCAGGATTACGAGAGTTTGGTCGACAAGCTGCAGGATTACGAGAATCTGGTTTTCGTACTGCACAAGATTTAGTAGGTCAAAGAGCTTCAGGATTAGGTAATTTAGCATCAGGATTAGGATCACTAGCTGTAACAGGACAAAATTTAGGACAAACTGATATTTCTAATTTATTAGGTATTGGTTCGTTAGAACAACAACAAGCACAAACTATATTAGATGCAGATAGAGCGAATCAAATCGCACAAGCTTATGAACCTTATCAAAGATTAGGGTTTTTTAGTGATATGTTAAGAGGTGTACCTACTACTCAATCAACTATTGGTTCTACTACTACAACTGATCCAAGTTTTCTTTCTCAAGTGGCTGGAACAGCAGCAACTGGATTAGGATTAGCAGGTCAACTTGGGTATAAACCTTTTGCGTAAAGGAATAAATTATGGCTCTTAATCCTCGGTTCTTAACTCCTGCAGCTTTTAGGCGAAATAATCAGCCAGTTGGCATAGAACAAGCTATTCTTAATTCACGTATGCCAGTTAATAGAATACCTACAAGTATTCCTACAAGTATTCCTACAAGTGTTTCTACAGAGCCTGAAGAAACAACAGTAAAAGAAGATGCTGAAGCCAAAAATGTAGGAATAGATGTTTTTAAAAGTATAGGAACTGATATTGGAGATGATTTTGATGCAGGCATTGTTTCGACTATGGCTACTGATAATCCTGAAGAAGTTGATCCTACATTAAAAAGTTTTTATGATCAAGATACTTTATTAGCCCAGCAATTAGGTGCTATTGCAGAATTAACTAAAAGCGAAACTAAAACTGATAAATTATATCAGGAAATTTTAGATAAAAAAGTTACACCTGAAGAATCACGTAAAAAAGTAAACGAATTTTTTAAAGTAGATAAATCAAAAGAAACACCTGTCTGGGCTGATGTTGCTTTAACAATAGGTTTAAGTTTATTAAGAAGTGAAAGTGGTGACTTTTTTGAAGACATAGGTGAAGCTGGTGAAAAAGGACTTGCTGTTGCTAGAGAAGGACGTAAAACGTTACAAGGTCGTACTGATGCACTTGATAAGTTAGCTTTTGGTGTGTTTAGGGAAGATGAGAAAAATAGATTAACAACAGCTACTACGTTAGCAAAACAACTTTCAGAAACAAAAGATAAGAAAAATAATTTAATACTTAAATTTACCGAAGCGATTCAAAAGAAAGAAAAATCAGAGCAAGACTTTGCTAGTAAAAAAGCAAACCTTATTGTTAGCACTGTTAACACGCTTTCAAATGATCAAAAAGTAAAAGCACTTCCTATTATTGCACGTGCGATAAATAATAATACATTTAAAGGTGTGTCTATTGAAAATGTACCATCAACAGTATTTGGATTATTAAATAACAACGGTTTAGATTTAGGAAATACTGCAGACGGTAAAAATATCGTAGAAAGCAGTTTTACAATATCATCAGAAGCTGAATTTAATCGTTATAAAGAACAGTTTCCAGATCAGTTTGAAGGTATAAATTTTGAACAGGGAAAACTATACACAGTAGAGGGCTTTAGTGATAAAAGTCAAGTCAGTGGTGCTAATCGAGGGCTTGTTAACATTCTAGGTGTTAAATCTAGTGTTGGTGGTACAGATGAATTAACACGGCTACTAGCTCAAAAGAGGGCTTTTCAAAAAGAACTTAGTAAACCAACTTTAGCTCCAGCAGAAAAATCAGCTTTAGAAGAACAACTTGGAACAATTAACGGTAGAATAGATTTATTGTCTACACGTAGTAAACCTACAAATTATGTTTTTGTAGATGGACAAATGGTAGCGGCAGGTGAGGGTGCAGCAGGAGTTTATGCAGCTTCTCAAGCAGTAGCACAACAAGCTGACTTAGATAGAACAGGTGTAGCTTTAGCACAAGCGTATGGTTTAGCGGATGGTATTATGATGTCATTAGCTACTAGCGAAAATCCTGCTGATGTAGTTGGTGTAGTATCATTAGCAGGAAAAGGTATTTCAGGTTTAACAGGACAAATAGATTCGATTATAAATTTATTTGGAGAAAATGCTTCTGATAATGAGGCTGATTATCGTTCAGGCAATATTAATGATACTATGCTAGGTAGCACTGAAAGAGCTGTTTCTGCAAATGGTTTAGGAAGTTCAAAATATACTGTTGGTGAAGTCTTTAATAAACTTAAAAAACTTACAAAGGGTAATGCTCAACTTAGAAGCCAATTAATGAGTTTTGCATACGCATTAGCAGGAAGTCGTGAAACAGGTAAATTAACAGATAAAGACGTT